GTTCCTAAAGCGGAAACACCAGTAAAGGAAGTGCCCCCTGCACCAATTGAAATAATTTGTGAACTTCCCAAAATATTAGATGGAAGAGCGAACGGCGCGCACCCCCCTCCTCCACCGCCGTAGCATAGAGTAGAAACAGAATTTGTGCGTCCACCACTTGCACCGGCACTCCAAACCAATCCCCCATGATAGCTGTACCCAGGTGGAATGGTCCATATACCCGTGGTCGTAAATACTCGACTATATGGATGGAGAATAATGCTTGTAAAATTTGTCCCGTCGCACTGGATAAGTCGGGTCTCTCCGGGGTACATTATGTAGCTAGACAACCCATCAATCAGCCCGGCGGTTGGGCTAAGGGTTACATCCCCGGCCCCAGAGTTTCGTAAACAAATATACCATCCAGTGCCAAGGGTAACAGCTGCTACGAATGTCTGAGCGAAAGTTCCACTTGTAATGTCAACGAAGGTTGTCTGGTCAGCTACAGCCAGTATCGTGTTTGATGTTCTGGGTGATCTAATTATTTGTGGCATCACTGCCAACCAACTAGCCGTAACCCCATTAGTATTTATAAATTTACCAGCATTCCCAGCCTGCGCGGGAAGCGCGGTTGCGAACGCAAGACCGTCAGCGTATTCTTTTGTCACCGCATCGCCGATCGCGGTTGGCGTCGGCACTTTGACCTCGGTCGCGCCTGTGAAGTCATGGGTTCCAGTCCAGACTTGACCGGCTATCGCGCCTTTTGCGTTGACTGTGGCATTAACGCCGTCGAACCCCGTTTGAATGCCCAGAAACTCAGCGCGCAGCGGGCTTGACGTGCCGCGAGTTTGCGCCGGCGGGTTGCCGGTGGCCGTATAAAATGGATTTGTCATGTTATCTCTCTAAGCGGCGCGGTGAATAAATCAGGGTAATTCCCTGCAAGGTATGCGACTGATATTGCGCGTAATTGCTATAAATAAGGAACGAGATATTTTTCTCGGTACCCTCAATCGCCAAATTCGGTGCGGAAATTATTTGAGAATCCCATGAAAACTTATCGAAAGTGAACTGATCCCAATAACCGCCGCCACCCGGCAGTCCGGTATCGGGAACGGTCGCGGAAGGCTGCACGTCCGGATTTCCATATCCCATGTCATATGAGATATTGAGCTTCGAATAGGCTGCAACCACACCCTCAAACACAGCTCTGCGATAACGCTTTCGCACGCGGGGCGATCTGCTGTGATTGAACGCAACGCGTATCCATGCCTCAATCGGATTACCGTCCTGGCTGGTGCCGATGTTGTCTTGGTACACGAGGCCATTGTCGGAGCCGAAATAAGTTACTTCCTGTCCATCGTTAGACCGGTTATCCGTGCAGATGCAGCGCACATTCAGCCCATAATTCAGCGGCATAATGCCCGTCGGCTTGTCACCTGTCAGCCCAACAGCCAAGGCCGTACCGTCGCTAAAATACACGCGGTACTGGTCCTTTTGATGCAGGGAATTTGAAGCGATCGCCAGGCCCTGCTTTTTGTTAACCAACGTCTGGATCTCGTGCGAGATCGAGTTGTAATCGAAGTCGCCGAAGGTCAGTGTAGTAATCAAAGTCTGGATGCCGCGAGAAGTCCAGCCATAGGTATTGTTACTCACCGGCTGCATCGTGAACGGCGCGAACCCCATATCCCAAATCGACGTGATCAAGTTGAAGTTTGCCGTCGACGATCCGTACATCGTGTACAAGTGTCGATCGGTAAAAATAGACATCGTCGAGCCAGTTACGTAAGTGCCGCCGTTTGGCACAAATCCGGTGATCGAATCGCCAATACCGATGTCGCCGGCACCGTTGATCGCATCCCAATTATAAGGATTTCCCAAGGCGCTTATCATCAAATTTCCGTAGATCGACAGCCACAGCATTTCCTTGAAGTTGACGACGTGCGAAGGCATGTCAGGTGTCGACCCGGTATGGATCGGAACATAAGTAGTGCCGTCGAACTCGAAGGCCGGATTGACACCATCGACGCCGTACATCTTCTGGCCAGTACTTGACCCGGTAAAGTTGATGTTGCAGAATTCCATTTTCCCGCCGGGAAGACGTGAGATAACCGTTGGGAGTGACGAAGTGTTCGCCACCATCAATCCGCCGACCGTCAATATCTCGCTGGCGCTGAATGTACCAGCCGTCGAGGCCACCACAAGATTGCCGACGAGATTGGCAGTCCATGACCCGGTGCGCAGCAAGGATGCAGAAACAGTTGCAGTCGCACCCGAGGTCGCTCCGGCAATCACATTGCCTGCGTATATGTTGTTGCCGGATGCGGTGCAAGTGATTGTGCCTGTACCGGTGGAAGTTGCCGCCAGCGCCGCGCCGCCGACAGTTGACGCAAGCTCGAACGTACCAGCCGCAGCCGCCACCAAGTAATAAGTGAAGCTGGCTGTAATCCCCCCAGGAAGGGTTCCGGCGCTGCTGAAGGTTACCGGCTGACCGTTGACCATGCCATGCGCCGCCCATGTCACCACTGCAGGCGCGGCACCCGTTACCGTGACCGTGCCTGACTTAACCAGCGTCGCAAGCTGAATCTCAATGCCGAAATTGATCTGCGACCAGCCTGACGCGGTGGCCAGATACATCAAACCAAGCGTGCCGAGAGCATTGTCACGAAACGCATATACATTGTTCTTATATAGCTTTACGCCGCGAACAGGACCGGAGCCGGGAACCGCCGATATGTTCGCGCGCAGGTCGTTGGCCGCCAGCAAGTTGTAATTTGAATCGTTGCTCGGCATCGAAGCGCCCCCCATCTGCGGTAGCGATGTGATCGTGCCGGCCATGCCGGAATCGTTCAACCCCTCATTGAGTACGAATGTCCCAATAAGGCGTCCGACCACAGCCACCGGCGTGAGTTGCAACACCTTGCACGTTGCCCCGCTCGTTGCGCCGGTCAGCATATCGCCTACGTTGATCGCGCCGGTTTGATTGAGGCTGATCAGAGCGTATTGCGCGGAACTTGGCGACGCATGGCCATCAAAGCGCTCATATCCATCGATGCGCCGGTAGCCGCCGGCAATCTCCAGCTCATAATTCTGCGCGTCAAAGCACTTGCCCGGATCAAGCGAAATCGCAGGCGTCATCAAGTCTAAGCCGCCCTGAAGCGGATAGAAGTCTTGATTGGTTTTAGGTGTGCTCATGGGTTAGCAAAGCGGCGCGCCGAAGGTCATCGTCGGCAACTGGTCCTGCTGCATCCTCGCCATCAGCGTTTTGAACTCGCTGGCGCCGCGATCAACCGCCTCCGACGCGCCTTCATACAAGCCATAAGCCAGCAACGCCCTCCAAACGATTGCCATGTGATATTGAACCGGCATCACCGGGATATCGGTGTCATTCACCATGTAGGAGGCGACCGCGTAATACTCGCCATCCACAGTGTAGCCGCTCGCATCAGGCGTCGCACCCAGCACGAAGTTCTTTTGCGGATCGATCGTATACAACACTGGGCGCTGCAAGGTCAGCCGCATATTGCCGTACAGGTACAGATTACGAAATTCATCCCAGCCGATATACGGCAGGATCATCTCGTTGCTAACGCCCAATCCAACGCTATAGATACGCATGCTGTCGCGCTTCCAATTGCCGAAGTTGGCCGCATTGCACTGCAATGGCGTGTAAGACTGCTGCGCGGTCACCGTGTTTGTGTTGAATGCGAATGAACCGCGCAAGAAAAACCAGTCGGCATGCACGTTCTGAATATCCAGCCACGCGTCGTTGATCCAGCGGACCAGGCGCAACATTTCGCCGGTTTGATTCTGGCAGCTAACCGGATCCGCACCCGATACGCCCGCCTCGGAGCGCAGACGCTGGACCATCTGAAGCCAATTCATTACGCCGCTTCAGCCAATACAGCCTTCAGCCACGCGCGCCCGATAGGGTTCTTGTCCTCAATGACCGTGAATGGATAGGTCAATGCGGTGCGCCCAACCAACTGATTCCCCGGCTCCGGGTTATCCATGTTCCGGTGCGGCTGTTTGTATTTGGTCTCCTTGCAACGCGCCAGCACTTCGACATACTTGCGCTTGACTTCAAATGGCACCCCGCGCATCAGCGGCTGAGCGACATTGTTCACGTTGACAATCACGTGCTGCGGATCTTCCTCGCTGGTCGTGGTCGCCAATTCAATCACCAGCAACTCGTTCATAAACGCTTCTTCCGATACGGCCTTGCCAAACTCTTGGCTTACGACCGGCTCTATATTTTGGCCGTCATCTACTTCGACGCCCTTTACCGAAGGGATTTTTGCCACGCTGCTCTCCTGATTTTTAACAAAAAAAGACCACCCGAAGGCAGTCTTTCCGTGGTTGCTGCCGATTGCCGATTGCCGCTTGCCGCTTGCCGATTAAGCGCCGATTGGGTCAACTGCCGGAACAGACGAGACGTTCACCGGCGCATCGATCGTGATTCCGGCGGCATTCCACAGTCCGGTGCCGAACGTCCACGATGCCGCAGTCGCCGATACCAACTTGATGACCGCATACGCAAACGGCGTCATCCAATCAGGCACGATCGGCAACGGCGCCGAGGTGGATAATGCCGATGTGTCCGAATATTGGACAACGCGGCCTTGTGCAACGCGAACATTGCCGGCGCGATCCAGCCCGAACACGAAACAGCAGATCGATCCGACATAAATCGTGTTGGGGCTATATCCGGCCGGCGCCTGCTGCGCCACCAACGGCCGGAAGGCCGCGCCTGATGCGGCGGTAGCCGGAACCGCGGTCGACGAACCCGCATCATTCACAGGAACGGCTACCGCTGCAATATTAGCGAGGAATTTGATTGCGCCTTGATTGCTCCAGACTATGCCGGTCGCGCCGCCCGTTGCCGAAGTTGAGAAAGTTACCGCCGCGCCCGACAAACCGGCAATGCCGGCGTTGGAAAGCGTTGCGGTAAGCCCTTGTAATGCACCACCTACGTTATAGCTCATGTCGTTGATTCCTTATGCGGGAAGAACCGGAAAGAACGGCCCCTGGAGATTGTTGTATGTAATGCCGAGATTGGCCACGTTAAGCAATGTGGCCGCAGGAATAAACGACCCGGCAGACGCATTATTCATCGTGATGAGGCCGACCGGCGCTTGATTTCCATTCGACGCGTTAACACTTGGCAGACCAACGGCAGCGATCGTTGCGGCGGGCGTGCCGGGGTAGGTGTAGAAGCTGCCCGCCGCATCCACCGTCAACAACCAGACCTGGCAAGGCAAGCCAGCGTTCGCAATCGTCGGTCCGTTCAACGCAGCCAGCGATGCGCCGGAGGCTTTCGCCACGAGCGCGCCGTTGACTACCGCGGTAAACGCCGCACCGGTAGTGACCGTTGCAGATGCGCCGCCGGTGAGCGCAGCAGAACCGAGGCATTGCGTGTTAAACAAGAGTTCAAACGTCTTGATCAACTGAAACGCCTCCTCTCTGGACGGCAGCCCCAACAGGCGCTTTTTAAGTTCAATCATGTCAGGCTCCCGATTACAACGACGTCACGCCGCACTCGACGCGCGTCATGAACGCCTCGTTCAAGCGCACTGCATTGAACCAGGTGCTGGCGCCCACATAACCGAACATTCCCAGGGGATTGGCATGGCTGATCGTGCTGGACTTCAACACGGTCGGCGTGATCGCATTCATACCCTTCAACGCCACCTGTCCCCAGGCCGACTCCGCAATC